ATACTCCTATTGAAACTGTCACCTTATCTTCCTATGATTCCCGTGGTATATTTTCCTATAAGAGACTGAGCCTGTCTCTTTAGATCATTTCTTATGTCTTGATATTTACCCCGCGTTCCATAATTTCTGCTATGACCCTGAGTGCTTATTGATCCGCCCCCGGTTCTTGCTCCAATAAAGCCGAGTATTTGTTCTGCGCATAGCATCTTTATAGCGAGTTTCAGTATCCCCGGAACCGTCGCCCATCCTACGTTATACGTAACTCGTATGTTCTTTTCCCCTTTCATGAACACAAATGTTCGGGGATAGTTAAGCATATTAGACTTCGCTTTTATTATTCCTTCTTCTGTAAGAACCTGTAAATTAGATATATTTAAAGGAAACTCATCGTCCCCACCCATTACGTATTCTATCTTAGTTACACTCACTACGGGGCGACAAGATAAAATAAGGATATCTTTCCCCGTTCCACTCAATACTTCTGTCATAGGAGTTACGCTGGATATAGGGTATCCTATCACGCACTCTACATTCGGTATGACAAGAAAATCCCTCTGCTCTTCAATCCAAGCGTCTGACAACACTGCGGAAGTGATTCCATACCCTTCGAGGAATGCTCTTATTTCAGTTGCCGTAGGTTCTGTCGCCATTATTGTTTTACCTTATCTAAAAGGATCCATCCAATTGATAACAAGTACTTCGCAAGAACGTCTTCTTTTGTTTTAAGAATTGCTCTTACGCAATCCCGAGTGTACTCTTTTCCGTCTATGGTCAATGTGTCATGAAAGGTGACCAGTTCATCTGATCCATTTTCAGGGAACATCAACTTATACTCAAAAACAGGTACGGGCGGAATTCTTTTACTTTCTTCGATTAAAGGAGAAGAGAGCTCTTTTTTAGAAGAATCTTCTTTGCTCTTTTGTTTTTTGATCTTCTTGAATTCCTTATCTGTGTAAATCATTCCTATATTCCGCTCTTACCCTTTACCGTTTGCCCTGTACGGGGTTTTAAAAAAGCCGGGTAGGGTATTACTACCCGGCTTTTCTGTCAATTTAGTTTAACGTGCCGTTAAACTTATGCCGCTCTTACATTCCTCAACCACACTGATGTCGCTTCATAAGAAGGACACAGCGCGGCATACGATTTAATTAAAAACTGAATGAAGTCGTCCGTTTCTGCAAGAGGCTTCGTGACTACGAGACCTTCAAATCGATCACCCGCCTGATTTGTAAACGGAAGTTTTCCAAGACCCTGTATAGGATCAAGATCCCATAAGAATATATTCTCTGGATATATTCCGCTCGAAGCAACAAGAGGAATATCACTTGCTTTTGCCGTAGTGACAGAAGCATCATGAGTCATTGAAAGAAGATAAATTGAAGCTGTGATACCGTTATCACCATTAGGAGTTCCATCCGATCCATACGTAAAAGCAGAAACTTCTTTCTTAAGAGTGAGAGAAGCGTATGCGTTTACAGTCCCCGCATAGATGCGATAAGACATAGCTGACGCAGTATTTACGCCGTTGAGTACGGTGTAATGAGGAGCGCTCAAGTCTATTTTGATCCCTTGTACCGACGTTCCCGCATTTAGAACAACTGTCTGTATCGCACACGGAGCTTGTTCTCCGTCATAGGTCACAGGGGCTACGGCCACATAATATGTTCCGTTGCTCATCGCACCATCTGTCGGAGCCGNTGAAGCCGCGCACGTAACTGTCGCCGTCATCGCTTCAACGGGAGACATAGAGGTTGTTTCAATGATCGGTATGTCCCGATACGCGTTGAGCCTCCAACCGCCCCCAATGTCCACTTGAGTAAGACCCGATCCCTGAAGACCCTGATTTAAACGAACGTTACTGAGCAGTGAACTGATCAGTGACAGCATTTCAGGAGACACCAGGAAAGCCCTACGATGGCGAACGCCTCCTCGTCGGTTGGACTTATCGATCATGGAATCAAGAAACTTAAGATTCGCAGGAACGGCTCCCCCAGACAAAGGGCTATGCGAGGAATAATGCGACGCGAGCATGTTGTTTACTCCGTCAAACTCCCACACGTTAGCGGCCTTGTTTCCGTAGAGAATATAATAGATCATATCAAGGATATGAGCCTGGAGATTATTCTCCATTTCATACGCTTGAGCGTCTATATAATCTTGGCTCGTATCAATCATGAAGTTCGTTATTTTACCTTTCCGGCGAACGATCTTCATGGTTACCGTATCCAGAACCGTCTTTGAATTCGAATCAGGCGTGGTGGAACTTTCGCCCATCGCCCCTCCACGCGAAGGTCGCGCGGTCATACGATTGAAGGAATGAATGTTTCCCACAATCTTTTTCGGTGTGAGCATTGCCATTTCAGGACTGAGGCGTACACACGCGTCAGTGATGACTTTTTCAAGGTTCTGAGGTATGAGGCCCGCGCCAGTCCCAGAAGCCGTTGTCAGTGCTTTCGCGATGAGAGCCTTGTTCTGGCTCGCATACTTGTTAAACTGTTTGAAAATGTCTATCTGCATTGTTGAATTCTCCTTTGGTATTCCGTCCGCTTATTTTTGGATCAGAGCGGATAGAATATTCTTGTCCGCAAACGCTTTGCGAACCTTGTTGTAATTGTCCCCAGGATTCGAGGACTCTTTCTCGACTTTCGTATCTGCAAGTCCGAGAAGTCCCTTGAGGACGTTAACTACGGCCTCATTGTCCTGGGTCATAATCGGTTCCGACTTCTTAGCAATGGCGGATTTGGCAACATTCATCTGCTCTGTGATCCCCATGCCATCAAGAAGGTTACTGAAAGCCGCCATCATTTCGTTAGTGGTTTCAGCCTGAGATTTCTGTACAGTTACGATTTTCTCAAGGACCTGTGTCAACGGGTCAACTTGTTTTATTGCGGACTTCGCAACGGATCTTCCGCCGAGAAGTTTTGCAATCGCTTTTGCGACTTCGTCAATATTGTCCTCCGTTTCTGGAGGAAGAACATCGTCTATCCGAGCTTCTACGCCGTCGTTTGCCGTAGGTGCATCCGACGGAGTGGTTTCAAGAGCCTTCTGTTTCAAGGTTCCACCACAGCTTTTCTGTTCAAACGGATTCTTAGGATCTTCAACGGGTGCTGGAGGAGTTACCGCCGCATCCGCAACCGTCTGTCCCTGTACGGCCGTTCCCTGATCTGCAGATGCTCCGGAGCTCATCTGCAAAATTTCTTGAAGAGAAGACATCACGTTCTGTAATGCTGTCACTTCATCCGGCCCAAGAGCCTTCGTTACTTTCTTAGGATCCATATTATTCTCCTATCAACTTCGAGTAGTTTATTAGTGATTTGTGAAGGACCCGGTACTTCTCTAATTTAGAGGAGAGGACATCTTTCCCTATCACTGGCGAGGTTGCGACCTTCGCCAACGTATCTTCATCGATCGTGAGATCTTTACTTTCAAACATAGTTTCCGATGAAAGGACAAGTTCTATCAAAAGATTCTTGTACTCTTCCATTAGAATTTCAAGCTCTTCCCGTTTATTGGTATTTTTACGGGTCATAATTTTTTGAATCATGTCTTCAAGAGCGTCTTGATACTGCCATTTTTCTTTGTAATACTTATCTTTTGTATCTGCACTAAGAAGTTTTCCTCTTATCGTATCTTGTATAGCCCCTACCCGTTCCGGGGTGGTTATTCCAAGAGCCTTGCACACGGCGGTCGCAACAGAAGGATACGCGGGTCGAGGAACAAGCACGATACCATCGAGTAACACGTCGTCAAGAACACCCCGACGACTTGCTCCAGAATCCTGGGTCACGGAAATGTTGGACTGTGGAAGAACCCCCTCGATTGAAAAACCTTTTTTTCTCGGGCGCGTGTACGGGGGAAGACCGTTGATCTGTTTCCACTCTGTCTCGATCATTTCCAACTTTACGGGGCCAACCCCGTCTCCTTCGTCGTACAGGGCATTCTCGACGTACCAGTCCCCGCTTTTTTGAATATCGCAATACGAAAGGATCCCTATATCATTTCGTTCTGCGATACCGTGTAGATCAGGGAATAAAAGAACGTCCCCCGAATTGGCCTGTTTCATAAAAGAACTTATGCAATTCTGGGTCATCCTCTCCCCATGCGCATCTGTCTTTAGACCAGAAGCTACTCCGACGACATACCTACGCTTCCGTCCTGTAGAGTCCGATTTCTCTATGGTACGGGACTTGTCGTCCGGTATCGCAAATGGAATATGGATAGATTTTAGTATTTGTTCGGACATAGTTAATCCTTATAGTGTCCAGTGGATCCAGGTATCATGAAAGGTAGTCTCGGCTTCTTTTGTTCAGGAGGTTTGTTTTCTCCCGGTGCCCCTGATCCAGTGTTTGGATCCAAATAGTGTCCAGTGGATCCAGGTATCATGAAAGGTAGTCTCGGCTTCTTTTGCCCAGAAGTTCCTTCATCTTGTATGTCTACAGGAGCATAAGAATACTTCTTATTCCCAAATATATCGTTTCCCTCTTTCAACATACCTTCCTTTTTCATGGCGTCTATATGGTGATCAGGAATTTGGTATTTTCCTTCAGCGGAATCTATGAAATGACGACCATCTCCGTGTTGAGTTATTGTCGCCCCATGTTCCAATTGTTTATGTGTCTGCAGGATATCATTCACATCATCATCGGATAATTCTTTAGGTTTCTTTTCAGGAGCCTTCTGGGGAATAAAGGGTTTGTCCTTTGGGGTAGACGAGCCACCACTCCCCGGCTTATGCTCACGAGTAGTCTCTATCATTTTAGTAGAAGGGCCGTATCCTTCCTTAGACGAGCCACCACTGCTTGGCTTCCATTTCCCCCCGGAATAGATCATAGGTCTTCCGAATATAGTCTTCTTATCGCCTTCTTTCGCTTTCACAACGACGATACTGGAATTAGACTTGAACACGCGGAGAGCATCTTCCATTTCGTTTGTTTTAATCATATTCTTTTCCTCTTGGTTACTCTAATATCATAATCACAGTTGCAACCTATCACCTGATCAGCAGAAGCGCTTGGATCGTGGGGGTGTTTCATATAAATATCTTTGATCCAAACGTATTTCCCTTTTATCTTTCTGTATACAGGCACAGTGAAAAGTTCATTAAGAAGAACCATCTGTCCGTCTACTTTTCCGTGCCCAAACCTTGGAACGTTTGAAAGGCGCGGGTTCCGTATCCACACTTTCCAAAACACAAGATCTTTATTCTTTTCAGCGAGTTGCTGAGTGTACTCATTCTTTATCATATCCGACGTAGAGCGAACTTCTGTCACAGCTATCGTATGGATGTTTGTTGGCATACCAAAATCAGGGTTGCTCTTCGTATATCCTTCAAAAACTTTTGTTATGTCCTCTTCAAATCCTTGAACGACCTTTGTGCTCACTCTACCTGCGAACTGTCCTCGGTGAGCAACCATAGAAGGTTGCGTCGTAATTAATCTTTCTCTAAGAGCCTTTGTCAAATCGTCACGTAAAGTATCGCGGAGCATTTTTCCTTTTTCTGCGGACTTGAGCGCAGAAATAGCTCTCTTCGGTAACACTTCACTCAGGTCAGGAAGGACCATTCGTATATCTTTGCTTGGTCTATAGTTTCGCGCAAAGTGTTTCCATTTACTGTCTTGAATCTGTGCAAGTTTTCGTTGTACATTGTCCGTGTTCACGTGAACGATTTGCCTTACAAGACTCGCGTAATTGTTGCCGGACATTCTCACGTCGTGATATTTGCCCGCAAGTCTATCAAGATGAATCCTTGCCATTATTTACTTCTTTGGAACTGTTCTATCTTGTCCGCAACATCTTTGTCCTCTATGGGAATAACTTCTTCCGTTTCTTCAGGTGCGGTTTCGATAGGCTCTTCTGGATCTTTGGCCTTTTCTTTATCCAATGGATTTTCGGATATTTCAACAATCCCTTTTAGTTGGTCGATAGCTTTGCGTATCACTTCTCGTGTATCCACTTTTTCGCTTCGAATAACAAGCCGTGAAACCGTTCTATGACTCTCTGAAGGCGCATTACCTGCAATACGATTATCGATGTACAAACTCTTGTATATCCTTTGTCCTTCGTCGCCAAATATAGCGAGGGTGCTCGGAGGAATCTCTTCTACAAAGTGGAAGTATTCTTCCTCCTTTTCAAGAGACTTGATGATGAGATCTACTTCCTTTAAAGCACGATTGATATTCTTCCTTATCTTATCATGATATGTGAGAGTATCACTTGGCATTTGCCACCTCACCGACTTGATCGTAAAGTTTTTTCATCTTTTTATTCTCAAGAACCTTCAACATAGTGAGCGTTCTGATTAATTGTCGCTTTGAATGCGAGCGGAGTTCCTTACGGTATTCTTTATCTATGTAACCATAATTCCTATTCTTAAGGATTCCGTCCCTATTCACATCGCCCGCTGTCGCAATGATATTCTTTATTATTTCCGACTTACTCTTCGTGTGCATTTCCTTCACGAACTCTTGTGGAGTCAATTTCGGTTTTCTACGAAATGCGCGTGTGTCAAAAGAACGCACACTTTTGACACACGCGACTTTCAGCGCTCCGAAGAAAAACCCAAAACTTCGGAGTATTCGGAGGAGGAGAGATACAGCATTTTCAAAAAACTTCTTCATCATTCCCCTATGTCTGAGACACCGCGAGGCCGCCAGCGACAATATTCGCCGCGCCGTTCATGATGACAATCTTAGTATTCGTAGTCGCCCATGCGCTCGCATTAACCATATCACAGTGACGAATGAGGACCCATCCGTTTGTCGGTTGTCCAAAGACGACAGCCGGAGCCGCATTGAAATTTGCAAACAGACAGTTGAGGAATTCCACTTTACTGTATGCACCGGAGATAGGACCAGTGAATCCTACGACCTTCATAGACGTTGAAGATGTATTCGTTAAGAATTCACAATCTTCAAATGTCGTATCTGCATTGTCTCCTTCGAACAGAACAAGAAGACCATTGGCAGAGGCCCACAATGTTGTCCAGCTTCCCAACGTACATTTATAGAATGAGTTCGCTTGAGCCCCCGATCCTATGACAAGAGCTCTCCAAGAATACGAACCGCCGGAAGCGACAGTATCCAGAGAAGCTTCAATATGACAACAACTGAAAGCGTTCCTTAGTCCTGTCACATAAAGACAGATGAGATTCGTTGCGCTCGCCTGTCCATGTTGCCAGTGGATATTATGGAAAATGTTGTTTGACCCAGACACCGTAAACATGATTGCGATTGCGGTTCCTGCGTGTCCTATCCTTACACGACCACCGAAACGAAGAAGACCCGCAACTCCCACGAGATGCGTCTTGCTCTTCGCCCAGTCAAACGCCTCCGAAAGAACGACACTGGATCCGTTGGCGATATACAAGGTGTCATTCTTACCGTCTCGGAGAACGGCATACGCGGCTGGAAGAGTTTTAAACGCCCTGTCCCAACTCTTGCCGTCGTTGCCGTCGTTGCCGTCGACGGTGTCCAGATATAACTTGTACCCGCCGAGGCCGATATTGTTCAGGAACATCCGAAGACGCGTTCCTATTCCTAGATTCTGAAAACAGGGGTTTTCCGTGTTTAACGAAAACTCCTCCTCAGGGGAAATGTAATCAGGTAACATATTTTTCTCCTATATCAAATCTGTGATTTCCTTTATCGTTCTTTCAGCGCTCCACTCTTCCTTCTCTGCTTTCTGTAGAACCTTTTGTATATCTTCCTTCATCATAGAGAACACTGCGATTAAATCAAGAGCCAAAGGTTGACTCATTTCTTCAAACGTAGAAGGGGATAACTTCAGTCCTGGAGAATCCATTTATATCTGACTCGTGTATAAAGGATTCATTTGTCCCGCGCCGGGTTGCTGATTGCCCGTTCCATCAGGCTTATCGTATTCAGGGCCAAACGTCGCTTTGTTGTATTTCTCTCGAACTTCATTCTTGGTTAGTTCTCCCGTCTGGAGCATAAGAAGATCAAGCTGTTTTTCTTCCTGTTCATTCTTGCTTAATTCAAACTCAAACTTGAACCCACAACCAAACCGGAAAGGAAGGAGACCTCTTTCTATAGCATTCTTCAATGATACTGCGATAGGACCTATACCCTTTCCCTGATCAATCTCTTGCTGAACTTCAGCAGTCGCTCTCCCAGACACATCGCCTGAACCCGTAAGGTTCACTTCCATATTGGACATATTGAACACGAGCGCAACCTCTTCTCGTATATCTTTTTGTCTCTGCATTTGATTCGACATTGTATCCGCGCGCGATAGATCAACGACGGTCGCCGTGTTTCCCGTGAACGTCATCACCCCGCCCTTGATCGGTTGGTTTATTTTTTCTTCAAGACGTTTCTGTTCAGGCTTATCGAGAGGAAGATCCCTGTCTTGGGTGCCATCCATACTTCCAAAAGGATTCGCTTCAGTTACGATAATCATTTTCTCAGGAAGCCGTGTTCCATCGGACGACTGCGCCATTAGATCGTCGAAGAAAAGACTTTCCGCTATCTTATTGATAAGAGCCTCAAGAGGAATCATTCCATGATTTCTACATGACGTAGGGAGATACTCCGAGTAGATAAGCTCATTACTAAAAAATAACTGAGGCTCTATAAACCCAGGAACAACTTGAACATACCCGTTGAGCCCTGTGAAATAGGGGCTCTTTATTCTATAGACGCTTCCTCCGGGAAGAACGTCGAAGTTTTCTATTCTACCGTTCATTTCTTGTTTGTATATCGCCGCCGCGCCATGGATACTCATGTCGAATACCCACTTCTTCACAAAGGAGGACCAATCCACACCCGCGTTCGGTTCCATCAACCAATTTGTCACTTCGTCACATTGATTCTGAGAAATCCTTTTTAGTCTGCGCTTCCAACGCAGAAGAGCGGTTTGAAAATTGCTGATATCAGGTTTTATATCAGGAAGGACAGAAAGCATCTTTCTGTATATCTTAGCTTTCATCCCGAGGTGTCCTATCGCCAAACTATCTCTATACTCGTTGTAAAGTTCAGCGGACATTTTCAATTCTTCTACAATCTCGTCTTCCTTTTTCTTTTCTGATGTAATATTAAAAGGAAGACCTGATAAGCGATTCATCCTTGAGCTTACGACTCCAAGGACAGGAGAAGAAAGACGGAACATCTGAATTCTTTGTTCTATCGTTAAATAAAAATAGGGTTGTTCGAACCCCCACGTAAGAAGTTCTCCTTTCTCCCCTCTCCCTGTCATCTGCTGAATCTGGGAGATGGAATACACAGTTATTCCGCGTTTATTCTTATCCTGTACAGGATGAGATCCCAACTGGCTTTCGTTTGAATACTGTGTAATCATCTACAATTATCCTCTGTTCTGAAGATACTGAATTCTGTTGGATAGAATTCCAAATTCTGACAAGAGTGTGGCGTGCTCGTCTTCCAGTTTTCGGAGGCGCTCTTCTACCGTCATTCTACTCGCGAGGATTCGACTCCGTGTAACCGGGTCCATGTTCTTGAGTTCTTCGTCATTTACTTCTTCTCTTTCTTTCCCGTCGAACTCTTCATCGCTTGCTCCCGTTAACTCTTCTCTCGCCACAGGCGGCCCTCCTACGGTCTTCTTTACAAACACAGGATTTCCATCCTTTGCGATAAAGAAGTAACGACCGTCACCGTCTACCAGAAGTTCCACGCCTTCTGGAACTTCTGTTTCATCAATCCATCTGTCTTCCATCCTCTCCTCCTACGTTATAAATTTAAGAACCTTTTCTGCGAGTGTGCAATAGACTTCGGCGAAAAAGAAATGGTCGGGTCTATTAGACACCCACACGTATTCTTTTCTATCCTCGTCCCAGGTCCTTGTCGGTTCCTGAATATGGTCCATGTATTCATCGATCGTTGTTATGTTCTTAGGAAGAAGGATCCTGTTCGTTACAAACATTTCCTTCATATCGTCCAGCGCCATTGTACGAGAGACGGTCACTGTTTTTTCTTTGGGAGATATATTATCCGATTTATCTGATCCAAAGAAACAACGAAAATAACCGGGCATAGAATGAGAGAACTGACGAGCGAGCCTTATCTCCGGCATTGCATCTATCACAGCGGAAATGACATGATATTGTTTGCACAGTGATAACAGTTCAGGGAGTTCCAGGACTGTGCCAATATACACCGCCTGTTTTCTTTTATCCGGAAGCAACCTGTTTATACGCACATGAATCGTATTTCCTACGTCGACTCCCATAATACAGGGTCCATTACTGGATCCGGACATAAGATAATCGCCGACACAGTTCTCGACCATTCTCCGAGATATCTTACTTCCTTCCGCCGTGTACGATTCTCCAAGCTCCGAATTATAAAACCTCTGCATCTTATAATCATTTTCCAGAGCCTTGGAAAACTTGTCCACCATCTTAACGAGTGGGGATGTTCCGCTGAATACACGCGATATCTGTTTGCCCGATATGATAGATTCTTTTTGTGGAACAAACGCACCATCAGAGAAACGATCAAAGGCCTTTCCACATTTGTCACAGATAGGCTGAACATCTATATCCGATTCATAATCAAAGTCCTTATCGCGTATAACGTATTCATGTTCATCGACTTGACGAAGGACGTGATCGAAAAAGTTTATCTTAATCCAATGACCACAATCATGATGGACATGCCACTGTGACTGAGTGGACTCCGAATACTTCTGATCAAGGAAAGATCCAACGAACGTTGGGTTACCTACATAGATTTCATGTGGATCAGAGGAATGCCCCAAACGTTCTTTCCCCATCTCTAAACGTTTCGGATCGCAATTGTCCGCCTCGTCCACTATCAATCGATCTGCTGGAATCTCTACGAAAGGAACGTCTGACTTGCTCCCCGCAAAATTGACCACTCCCAATCCTATATCTTTCAGAGAGCGATTGTCTATTATCTCTTTTGCGTACTCTTTGCTCTTACCCGCCGCACGTTGTTCTCTGTAGTAAGGGGAGAACATCATGCTTTTTTCAAAGCGGTTGGAAACAAACCGTTCCATCAATTGGTGAGTCGGCAAAACATAAAAGACAACCGCTCCATTCTTTGCCATTGACCATGCAAGAATAATGAGCGCTTCCGACACGCCGCCTTGTGTTGATTTCTTTAAGACACGAAATCTACTCTTATCTGTAAGAATCTCCTTTAGGTAAAAGTGATTCTTCAACGTCATTCTTTTGTTAGTGTGTGTCCTATGATGATTGATCGCTAACCATAAAGCATATTCGTTCTTTTCTAAATACCTACCAAACTGATCAGGAGTTATCACCGACTTTTGGTTTAAAAGCACCTTTATCTCCTACCAGATACCCATACTCTTCCACGATACGCTTTTCCTCTTCGGGGGAAAGATCCCGCTTAACGTTCAAATCAATCGCCGTCTTTTTCTCTTTGATATACTCGGGATACAGAATCTTAAGAAGCTCTATCGTCGCCTTGTAACTCAGGTCCTCGTCCAAAGAATCTTTGAACGTTCGAAGCTTAGTGATTAATTTTTCTCTTTCTTCCGTAAGAAAATAATTCAACCGCGTTTGGAATGAAACGTCCGCATCCAGTAGTGAGATTTCTTCTGGGGTCAGTTGGACTTTCCGGTATGCCATTTCTTTGTCAAACGCATTCCGGAAACACTCAACCACCTTCTCTTTCTTTTCGTCTATCGTCATTTACAAGTTACCTACTATATAACGCCCGGCGGCGCAAGCACTTTTTATAAAAATTTGCATATGTTTATTATTATATACAAAGAAAAACATACATCTATCCATATAGTGATCATTTCTCGTTCTCTACTATTAAAGGAAACATTTTGCCGGGCGTGGTAAAATTTCGCTTGTCATGATCGTGATCTTACTGTACATTGTACAAAAAGGAGGACACTATGAAAAGAACAGTTTTTACCGCCGCAATCGCACTGATGATATACGGGGCCAATGCACAGTCGGTGATGATACAGGGCGGACAGGACCTCGACCGAAAAATCTACTTTACTCAGGTTCGCGTAGGATTTCCGATCACATGGAAAGGCTTAGAACTGGAGCCCTACGGTGGATGGTTGACGTATGCCGAGTGGAAAGGGAAAGATTTTACAAATGCCGCGCCGTTCCAGGACCGTTACGATATGGGGACAAAATTGTCCTATCGTGGATTCTTCATTGAATATAACCATTTTTGCACACACGGCGTTCGCTCCCAGTCCAGATACAGATACAACGGAAACGAGTGGAACCAGAGCGCTTCCTCCATTATCTTCGGNTACTCGTCGAAACANGCCTTCTCTCTGGACTAACCTACCCGCTCAAAGAAAGACCCGGTAATCGCACCGGGTCTTTCTTTATTTACGCTCCTTCATCCTTCCTGTGGGGCGTCCTACAACCGA